TATGGTGGTTTCGCACGTTCGGCACGTGTAGTATTCGTGTCCTTTGTGCGGTTCTGATTGCTCTGAGTACTCCCAGACGTGTTGGCAGTTGTTGTCTGGTTCTGGTTGGTCGTATGGGTTTTGGTAGGTCATTGATTTCTCCTATTTGGTTTTGGTTGGCATTATGAGTAGATGGGTGTTGCTGTTTGGTGCGCTGATTGTGTAGATGACTGGCTTAATCGGGCTGCTGTAGTGGGTGAGTGTTGCGGGTTGGTCGGTTCCGGCGGCCTGTTTGGTGGTTTTGGCTAGGCGTTCGAGCTGCCATTGGGCAAGGCTGAACGGCTCGAACGTTGCCGGCGTTGTGGTTTGTGCTGTTGTCCAGATCTGGCTGGTGTTGGGTGTTTCGTGTTGTGGGTTGGTGCCGCTGATCGTTTGGCTCCAATTGGTGTTGAGTGTCCATCGTTCCGGTGTGGCGGTTATGGTGGCTGTTACGTCTCCGGCGCGCTTTCCTGCGAGCTTGGCGGCGGCTGTGAGTGCTTTGGATACTTCGCTAGCTGGCAGTGTGAATGCTGCGGGCGTTGTGGTGGTGGTTTCGCTGTTGTCGGTGTGGCGTATTGCTGCGTAGCTGTCGCAACACTCGAACACGTTACCGGTGATCCGGATTAGTTTTAGTGCTGCTTTGTCGGTGCTGGCGTATGGTGTGACGATTGCGAACACTTGCGCAAGGTTGCGAAGTGATCCGGATATTGTGCCAGTTTCGGTTGTCTGATCGTTGCTCATTTGGTTTTGTTCCTGTTCTGTTGGGTTGTTGTTTTTCGTGCGCTGTTGCGCTCGATCTTTGCCCGCTGGCGGGCGATTAGTTCGGGTTGCGTGTATTTGGTGCGGGGTTTGCGGTGGCTCATCAGCTGACCGATTAAGCCGCCAACGATAAACGGTGAAGCCATAACTAGCGCGGTGAGCGGTATTGCTTCTAGTTCGGTCATTGTGGCTGCCATTCGTTAGTGGTTCGTTCGCAAGTTGCGCACGTTTGCTCTGTGTCGGTGTTTAGTTCGTCGAGCTGCCACGCTGCTATCGGGTGCTTGCTGTTGCCTTCTGGGTCGATCTCTGGCAAGTCGTAACCGCACCAGCCGCAATACAGCTGCGCGCAATATGCGTATCCATACGGGCGGCAGTCTGAATAGTGGCGGCTCATTGGTTCATCATTTCGGCTATTTGTGCGCGGGTTTCTTGGTGGCGGGTTTGTTGATATTCGCGTGACCAGCTACCCCACGCGGCGCGGGCTTCGTCTGTTTCGGCGGCTACGCCGGCGGCGATACTTTTGCGGGTTCGTTCGGTGATCATTTCGGCAAGTGTTCTCTGGCCGGTTTCGCACGACTGATATTCGAAGCAAGCCAACGCGCCGAACACGTGCCCGAAGTCGGCGAACCTGTCGCGGCATACGCGGCGGTACGTGTAATCAGTTGGCAAATATGAGATCATCCCGCCCAGCTGCTGCGCGTTGGTGTCGCTGTATCGTGCCGCAAGGCTTGCGCAATTCGCCGCGATTAGTTCACGACCTATCAGCGTCTCGCGGTCTGCGCGGTTCCCCAAGTGTGCTAGGGGTTGGCCGTTGGGCAGTGTAATCACGCTATAGCCTTCGCGGTGTTCGATCAGCTCGACCAGTTCGGCGGTGTAGATGGTGGGCATAATTTCCGGTAGGTACATATATAGCGGGTTAGTGTGGTCGCGGTTGTAATCGCGCTCGGTGGTGGCCGATACGATTAGGTCGATTAGGTCGGTATCTACTTGATATGCGCTCATTGTTTGTAGCTCTCCCAAGCTGCGCGCCCGCTTGTTTTTCGTGCGCTTTATGATTAGATCATACTTTTTAGATTTTGTCAAGCATTAAATATATTTGATCGCGGGTGGAAGTTGTGAGCTGTTGAGCTGTTGCCGCGTCTGCGGGGATTAGTGGCACGATTACGCCGGATCTAACTTTGGAAAGATATCTGCGCGCGGCGGTGAGTGTGTCGAAGTGGCCGATAGTGAGTTGGCCGGCGGCGGTGTCTATTTGAATTAGGTATGTCATACCTTTATAGAGCGTTGTTCAGTTTGACAATGTAAAGACTATTTGCTATACGAACATTAGTTCGATTACTGATCGGTAACTTACGTGTGCTTTCGCGGTGTAGTCGGTTGTGGTGCCGGTAGCGGTAGTGGTGCCAGCTTGGGAGTGTGACCCCACTACCGGTACTTGTTAGCGGCGAGTTTGTTTGTGTCGGTAGGCTAAGTGTACGAACGGGTAGATCGAGATGAGCATTGTTGCCCACCATAATCTGCCGGCGTTGGCACCTACTGTCACGGCACATATAAATACTGTGATGATGATAGTGGTGGCGGTAGCGCGGAATATGAGACTGTCGGTCATTGGTTGGCCTTTATGTATTGCCAGAATGCCGGCGTGGTTGTGTCTTGTGACATGTAATGGTCACTGTTTTCGTTGGCGTATTCGTTTCGTTCGCTGTCGGTCATTGTTTCCCAAGCGTCACAGTCATCCTGTGACCAATCGGTGGTGCTGATCAGTGCTATGCGTGATGCGTCACCATAAATATTTTGTTCGGTGTCTAAGTACAGTGTGTGCGGGTAGTAGTCGTTCATGCTGTCGTTGTGCCGGTTTCGACCAAATATTTCGTCAGTGAATTGTTGTAATGCGCGTAAGTTCATTGTGCTGTCTCCTCGTTGTCAAGTATTTCGGTAGCTGCGGTTTCTAGGTAATCCCCGATAGGAATATTGTCGATCACGTGGTCACATTCTCCGGTGATGTCATCCCATTGGTCATCATTTATTTCCCTGCCAAGTACGTCTATGAACCATTCTTTAGTCCAGTAGGCGATAACAATTTCGTCATCGGGTTTTAATGCTGATAGATCTGCTATTGCGTATTTGACTTTCATTGTGCTGTCTCCGTTTCGTGTTGTTGAGTGTGATATTCCAAGTCATCGGTTTCCCAATAGACGTAGATCGTGCCGCAAGTAGCACATTCGGCACAAGGCGTACCAGCTAGTTGTGATCGGTAGTAACGCCAAGCGGGTGCTGTAATGGTGGCCATTATTCCCCCCAGAATTGTGTCGGGGCGTACGTACCGTCTTCGTTGAACCGGCGCGGGCAGTTGTTCTCCAAGTGTTCTGCGGCTGCGTCAATGCTTGTCAAGTTTTCAATCTCTGCGTAACCTGATCGTTCTAATTCGCGGCATAAATCACGGAATTGTTCGGCAAACGTTTCAGTTGTATCTGCGTCTGCGTCTATCGAACAACCGTCTTCGTCTGCGGTGAACAATGCAATAGTCATACAGTTTTCGTGGCTGTAATGGTAGCCAGCACTATTGCGGGTGAATGTGGCGGTATCTGCTCCATGCCATTCTACGTTGGGCGCATTGTCGCTGTAAAGTGTGCCATAGATAGCTACCCCGTCACCTTGACAGTGTGACAGTGACCATTCGACAGTCAGACCAACACGTTTGGTCAATTCTTTTCCGCTGATCTGGCCTTCGTGTGTGCCGGTGAGTGCAAAATACAGTTCGCCGTTTAGATGATCTGTGATCTGGCTGCTGTCAATCCATTCGTAAAGATCGGAACGTACTTGTTCTAATGCGCCTGCCTTGTCAGGTAATTCGTCAATCGTATAAACGTTGCGGGTTATGGTTATTTCGGTCATACAGTCTCCCAACTGATCCCCCGTCATGCGGGGCTGATAAGAGTATGACCTATCGCCGGCAGAATGTCAAGGATTATTTCGGATAATTTTTTGCCCACACTTCGACAAGTGAACCTAAATAATTGTCGGTGTATTCGGCCAGCGGATTATCGCCGGCACGGTACGGATCGGTGATGTCGAACAATGACGGTTGATCGTTCATGCTCGCCGCCAAACACGGATCGGGCGAGCATGACACGCTACACGCGCCGAAGGTTGGTAAGTGTCGGTAGGGCAAATCAGTCCGTCAGCGGCAGCTTGTCGAAGTACCGCGCCTATCGCCCGCGGTTCGTGTGGTGTCGGTAGGGCAGCGTTTTCTAATGCCTGCCAAATGTCATCGGTAGTGAATGTGTCGGTAGTGGTAGCGATTTGTACGATGACGCTGTAGCACGATGTGAGCCAGGTTTGGTCAGCGTTGTTGGTAACGGTAGCGATTGCTTGGTTTTTGGCTTCGGTAGCGGCGATGATGTCTAGTAGGTTCATTTCTGCCATCCAAGTTCGATTGCTCGCCATACTGCTTGTGATGAGTTGGCTTCGCAGCCGTTGCGCATTTGTAGGTCGTTGTATAGCCGGACACCGTGGAAGCATGGGTCGTAGCCTTCATCAAATTCTTCGTCTTCGAGTGCGGTGGTTGGGATTCCGTCGTGGGTTACACACACTGGTGGCGAGCAGAAACCTTTGTCGTATCCATGTTTGATCCATTCGTCGAATGTCATTTTGTCTCCATTGTTTGTGGTCGGTGTTTGTTTTCGCATACTGGTGGTTCAGCAAGTTTGATGTGCGTAGTTATTTCTTGTTTGCATTGTGGGCAGCACCAGGTTTGTTTCATGCTACATCTCTGCATTGGCATGCTTTCACATACGTGTAGTTGTTGCCCATAAATTCCATTGTGTAAAAGGTTTCTACACCGTCAATGATTTGTCTGCCTACATCCCATCCGCTGTGGTCGCAGAGTTCGCATCCGAATGTGCCACCGATGTGACCGCCAACTTGTCGGAACATGTGGCGTACTTCCCCGATTGATGCAGGGAACTTTGATAGTGATTCACAAAGTTTAAGTACCGCTTTACCATCTTCTTCTGATGCGTCGAGCATGATGTCGTCACGTGTCCACGCAGACTTCAACGTGTTACGTGCGATGTTTGTTGTCGGGAACAGGCCGCAGAGCCGGTCAATAAATAGTTCGATGTGTATTGGTTTCATGTTGCCCCTCGGCGTTGCTTAAAGTTCGATGCCTTGTGCGATGTGGTTGCGTAGTCGTGAGATTACCGACTCGGCTTGTTTCATTGTTGCTTTGAGTGTGTCTAGTTCTTGTGCTAACGATTCAGCTGCATCCATGTAGCGGTCACGTTCTTCTTGTAACGCTTCGTTGGTAACAGCAAGTGCGTCTACTCGATCCTGCCAGTATTCAATTTCAAACTCTGTGTCGTTGCTCACTGCGTATTCCTTTCCGTTGATGTGGTGATGTGCCACCCCATACCCCATAATCTATGTTGTTTACTAAAGCAAAGTCAAGGCATTCTTTTTTTACTTGGCATCTATCGCAGATTGCGCGGGCTTCACGCATCTTGATGTGGTTGATAGATATTTCTTCGATGTCCATGAAAAACAGCTCGGTTATTTCGCCTCGGCATTCTGCTTTGTTTTGCCAACCGAAGTCGTTGTCTTTTAGTTCGTTGATGAAGTTGTCGAGCAGGCTCATTTCTGTGGATTCCATGGACTCCAGCCTGCCACATCGAACAGTAGTTTGCCAGCACGTAGGTTTGTTATCGGGTTCATTAGTTCCTCCTGGGTACATACTTTCATGCGGACACAGACAATTGCAAGTTTGGTTCGCTCAAAATCCCAGTTGATTCCATTGATCTGTAGGAGTCCGGTATCTGATGGATGCGACATGGTTGCCATGCGAATCAGGTTGCAATCTTTGTCCACTACAGAGCCGCCGATACGGGTTGGGCATCCGCCGGATTCGCGTAGGATTATGTGACCTAGTTTCTTCCATGTGTGAGGTGGCCAGCCTGCTTCGGTAGCTAGTTCTGGTAGCCATGAGATGTCGCCGTGACGGAACACGATGGCAGTCTCAGATGCCCGCTCAGACGCACGGACAGCCACGCTAAGAGGTTCAAGGGTTGGCAAAGGGGCTTTGGCTGCTGAAGCGATGCTGCCGAAGGTAATAATCCCTACCATAGAAACGGCAAATAGCCGTACAAGGTTTCGCATTAGTGTCTCCAATCATAGCAAAAAGGTCGGGTTCCTTACAGGTAAAGGGTTTTACCCCTAGTCCACCGCGATCAGACAATGGCTAGGGGACAACTACACGCGCCGGTTATGAGGGAGCGTACCCTTTATGTTGTTGTTACATCAGTATTCAGTAATGTTTAACAGCTTGATCAAATCTTTTACGGTGAGTACCACGTACTGATCTTCGGCTTTACCATAGCCTCGACGTTTGGCAACCACAACCCCAACTTCTGCGTTTGCGTTTATCCGTTCTGTTTCGGCTTCTTTGAGCCAGCCAGAGAAGTTGAGGGTGTTGTGGGATTTGCATTCAAAGACGAGGCGGTTGTCTACGCCTGTGATGTCACCTTTGTCGAGCGCACCTTGAAGTGCGCGTCGTTCACAGTTCGGATAAAACTGTTTCAGGTAGTCAACGATGAGTGTCTCGAAGGCTGTGCCTTTAGATTTGTTTTTGCTCACGGGGCAAGAATGCTTATGAGTTCTGATGCCTCTTTTTTGGTTAGGTCATTGAACGATGTGATAGGTCGTTTCGCATGATCGGTTGCCATAGATAGCTGGTCTTCTTTGCTGGAGATACCTGCACCGTTGCACAACGCACGAAGTTTGCCTAGTTGTGGTGGTGTGGCTGGTGCGCCAGGTTCTTTGATTTGTGGTGTGCCGTTGGCAGGGTGATTGCTGCGTGATTCTTCGATCACTTCTGCACCGGCGAACAGGTCAACCACTTTGGCTAACACTTCCTCGGTGCTGTTGAAGGAAGGGTTGAAGTCATCCATCACTTCAGGTTCGGCCACAGGTTTCGGTGCGAACAGCGCAGCCTTGGCTGTAGCGAATGCTGCACGTAACGCTGTCATGTCTGACTCATGCAGGTTGTCTAGGTTGACACCGGCAGTGTTGGCAATCTCGCGCCAATCCAAAGCAATCTCTGCACATGCGCCTTTGAACCGTTCAATGTTGTCTGCTGACACCAACGGGTTGCTGTCTACCACTGGTGCAGGCTTCGGTGCAGGCTTGATTGTGGCGTGAGGGTTATCATCCCATTCCTGTTTAGTCCACAACGCTAGGCAAATACCAAATCGCATAGCCGAGTTACGGATAAAGTCTGAGATGAGTTCTTTTAATAGGTCAGGTTTGTTGTGCATGACTGAGCCGATACCAAGTCGGCGTACACCCTGCACGGTGAGCCAGCCTGCCATGTGTGCCATACCGTTCTCAACACGGTACGAAGGCAGACCGTTGCTGTCAAACGCGGTTGGTTCCCAAGTCCATTCAGGGTCAATCTCGATCAACATTTTGGTAACGTCTGCGTGACCTACGAAGTCAAGTTGCATTCCTGCTTTGGGTAGTTTGCCTACGATCTTCGGATCGGGGACACCATACTTGCCAATGATTTCTTCCAGTTTCATTTGCTTTCCTTTGCTGTAATCCGCATAGTGCGGAAGGTTGATGTTTTCTTAAACTTTGCGTGTAATGCCGGATGTTCTTTCTCAAACTGTTTAGCATCAAACGATGTACGTGACGAGTTCTTCCACGATACGACCTGCACCCCGTCAATTGATCCGTACTCTGCGTCACCGAGCATCATCCCCAACTCGCCTTGCATCTGGTCGCGTACTGCTTCAGCAGATTTAATTTGCTCTTTAGCGATAGACAAACGCTCTAAAGTGTTGTATACCTCATGGCCCAAGACAACAGTGTTCTCATATCCTTCGGGGTACAAAGCCGAAGCATTGTCGTAGGTGGGGTCAGCACCTTCCGGCATCATCCCCATGTCGATGAACCCCAAGAATTTGCGTACTGCGTCTATGTGTTGTTGGCGTTCGTCGGATGTGACGGTTTGTGTATGGAATTGCAGTTGAAGATCGGAGTCAAAAACGATCCATATGATTTCGTTTGCATCAGCGCAGATCGCTTGTTGTACTCCTTGCCATTTCCAATATGGGGGGAGTTGACCGTTCCACCTTTTGTTATAGGTTTTCAGTTCATAGATTTTTCCTGACAAATCTTTGCCATCCAATGTTGCCATCAGACGTACACCTTCTTCTTCGTAGCAGTACAAATCTTGTGGTTCCGTGATGGTTGCGTTCAGTATCTCTGATGCCCACGACATGAGTGGTCCTTCAAGGATTGTTCCTCGACGCATCGCATCGTTTTGTTCTTTCGGTACGGGGGGTGTCTTTGCCAAAAGTTCTACTGCGAGGTCTGCTGGTGTGGTGAATCGGTGTTCGTTGTGTACTACGGCAGCTACGGATGCTGTGATCCGTGTTTGTCCTTCATCGTTTTGCCATCGTGCGTTCAACCATTCTTGGCTGCCGTGTGGCGGTTTCGGGATTGTGTATCTTTTCTGCATGATTTCTCCTTGTCGTTGCAGTTAGGTTTACTCTAGGGGTGTTGCAGAGTAATGTCAAGTCTTTGCGATATAGGGAATATCAATAGCTTTAATGTTCCGGATCATCGCTACAGGTATGTGAAGGATGTGATCCAGGTCGTCGTCGTCTGTGCGTGATTGGTACAGGGTCACATGGTTTTCTTTACCACCATCACCCGTTGCTAGGAGGTATCCACAAGAGGTGATGATGTATTCGGCTTGGTCTATGTCGCTGATTGGTGTCCAACCTATGCCACCGGAATGTGTGTCAGCCCAAGTTATTTCAACAATGGTTTTAGTCGTCATCTTCTACGCCTCGATCACCGCATAACGGTTGTTGTGGTAGGGGTGTCTTGCATGGGCAAGGGTTGTTGCGACGACCGAACATAGTCATTCTGGGTACGAGATCACTGACATATCGGATTGTGAATAATGTATGAGCCTGCCATCTTTGCCGATACCGCACCATGTCGGGGCATCCGAGTCGCACAAGCAGCCAACATTTTGGTTTGGGTCGTGAACGATGACAGCTTTACAAGCGTTGCATTTAACTTGGTAAATCATTGTTCGTCTGGCATCCACGGTTCAATCTCGTCTTCGGGTACATCAACAGCAAGCATGAAGGTTTGGCCGTAGCGCACATCATATTTGGTTTGCTGTCCGTCAACAATCACAGATTCGATTGTCCCTGACTCGTCATCAATGATTACCCTGTCACCAACATTGAACAGTCTCATACAAGGCTCGCTCTGACATCACGAATCTGTTGACGCAAACGATCAATCTCTGACCGCAACTGTTTGATTTCTTCCATACGTTCAGCGATCATAAACGCTGCTGTTTCACGCTGATATAGCATCTCTTTCATTGAACTCATTTGTTTCCCTTCGGGTTGTTTGATAAATAATCTACGCCACGCCACCTAGCCCAACCATCCCTGATTGGTACTAACTCTAAATTAAAATTACCGTCACCAGGTTCATACTCCACCACAGCAACACCTTGTTGCCAGTCTTCTGACCGGTACAGCGGGCGACCATCCAAGTCATGCCCACCCCTAGTCGAAGGCACAGCCCCATCGGTACGCGCTAAACAGCCAGGTGATACAGCCAAGATAGTTCTTGCCCCATCGTGGTCGTCACGGGTTCGTTCAGCCCATTCGCGCCTGTGGATATGTCCAAAGATCACAGAGGTTTTTACGGTAGACAAATATTTGTGTGCTGTGGAACCGCCGGAAGCAACCTTGTCGCCGTGAATAACATGCAGGCGTTCGTTAATCCAATGCGCCCCTGTCGGGTATCCACTCAGATACGTCACCTCGGACTCATCTAAACGACACAGATACGGAACCGACATGACAGGCCATTCGTGCGGTACTTTGCCACGACGTAGCCCGAATGCTGCTGCTGCTGAGTCCAACACATAGTTGCCGAGGCGTTCTTCGTGGTTGCCTGCAATCCAAACAATCTTGGCTTGTGGTGCAATCGTGCGTAACTGTGCGCAAAGTTCTGTGGCACGGTCAATTGCTGCTTGTGTGGTACGCGCAAACGCTGGCGTGTAACGGTACTTACCAAACTCGCACAGGTCTAGGTTGTCTCCAACCAAAATGATTTGATTTGGCTTAGACGCTTTGACGATTCGTAACGCAACCTCGATGGCTTGCTCATCGTGTATCGGTTCTAACGCTTCGTTACCTGCATGGAAGTAGCCGAGCTGCATGTCTGGCAAGATGACTGCTGTTTGATATTTGTTTGTTGACACAACACTGGGTGTGAGTTTCGGGACACGATACTGTTTGCCTTGTTTAATGATCGGCCATGCTGGTGCAGTTACTTTCCGTAAATCATCCGCCAGTGACATGTATCAGTTCTCCTCTGCGATAAGAGTTAATCGAACCAACACTGATCCGATGACCACGGTTTTCTAAAGCCCGACTAATTGCCGGTGCAGAAATAGTGTAGTCGTTTAATGCGTTGACAAGATCGGCTTTATCTTGGGTGTCTAGTTTGTTGATGATCTGCAACAGCATCGGGATTCGACCGCTAACGGATTTACTGTTTTTTATTTCTTCCATCAGACTTGGCTTCACGGACTTTTTTGGCGTACTCAACGTTTGCCCCCTCGATTGTTTTGGTAAGTTTTTCTATGATTTCCCACAGTTCGTCAGCTTGGTTTCGTGAAGGTGTGACCTTCAGCAAACTGTCACGGATGAGCATGAGTTCAACGGTAGTGAATCCCCTCGCCATTTGCAAGCACCTTTCAATCGGTTTAGTTGTGCTTGGACCTTACATGGTCTGTGAGCGCAGTGTCAATTCTATCTACTTTGTCTTCTGTCCGGTTCAAAGATTTGTGCATGGTGCGCAGGATGCCTTGTACTACTTGGTGGTCTGCATGGTTTTCTTTGCCTAGTTTGGCAATAATGATTGCTAGCAGACCAAAACTACCAGTAACGACAGCAGCCCAAACAGCATCCATGTCATACGGCTTTCGCAGCAACGAAGGCTGCAACGGCAGGTGGGACTTGGTTTCCTTGTGTGTAGCGGATGTGCCACGGCTCTGATTGGACTTCGTGTGAGAAGCCGTAGAGGTGTTCGTTGGCTAGCATCCATGCAAGTCTAGGACCTGATGCTGTGGACACATCGACTGCGATACCGAGGTTATGCTGGCTTTTGCCTGGGGTTGCCAACATCGCCATACCTTTTTTGAGATACCAAGTTTTACCTTCAAACGTTTTCGTGCTTTGACCCACGATTGGTTCTACTTGGTAGCGTGTAAGGAAACCTTTTTTTTGGCTCTCGTAATCTCGGTATGTGTCGCCTGCCGATGTCGGTGTCAGTTTGATACCGACTTTGTCTGCGGCTGCAACCATCGCTTCCCACGCATCAGCAGCACAATGATGCAACGTACCACCAATGGTTTTGCGTAGTTTGTCTGCGGCTAGTTTGCCTGGGACAGCGTTCTTTAGATGGTCACAAAGTTTGACCGGCACAACTGGATATGCCATAGTTTTACTTGGCTGGTTTTGCGCCGAACGCGCTGTTGATTTCTTCCATTGTCAACTTGCCGTCAAGTGATGCGGCGGCGAGCTTCTGGATTACGGCGGCACATGCGGCGAAACCGGCAAGAGCTGCTGCCTTAAACACGCTTAGTTCTGGAGCAAGAATTGCACTACCGCCAACGATAGCCAATGCTGAGGACAGGAACACTGCCACGATACGACCGAGGATGTCTTGTGCTTTCTTCATTCTGATTCCTTTGTGCTAAGAGTTAAAGCTGCGTGTAAAACCAATGATACACCAACCACCCAGATCGCTTGCCGGAGTGTAGGGCCAGACAGGGTGATCAAGACTAGACCTGTGCCTGCGTAGGTCCATGCGTTGTCTTTGATGAGGTTGGTGAGGCGTTTCATTGTCGTCTCATTCTAGTACCTGCTGCTGTGAGGGTTGTCCCTGCTGCGATGGCGATGAGGGTTCGGCGTTCTCCTACAGGGATGTTTGAGCCTGTTGGCACATAGTCGTCGAATCCGCCGAAGATGTCTATGGTTTGTTCGAACACTTCTTGGACTGCGAGGGGTGCGTCTTGGATTGCTGCTGTGAGTTCGGCTATCTGTGTTTCGTCTAGTTGTGCGACTTCGATGGTTTCAAAGATTTCTGTGGCTTGTTCTTCGGTGATGACAGCCAACACTTCGGGGTTGGTGGCGAGGGCTTCGGCTTGGTCGGCTGTTACTGCGGTGGCAAGGATTTGGGTGATGAGTGCTACTGCTTCTTCGGGGGCTAGGTTTTCGATTGTGTCCACAACGGTGTCGAATTGTTCTTCGGTGAGGGGGATGTCTGTGTCGCCAGCGTCTAGGAGGGCTTCTACGAGTTCGGGTGATAATTCCTCAATAAGTTCCATTGGGGGCATTAGAGGGGGTTCTGGTGCGTCTAGTGGCATGTCTGGTGGCAAAGGCATCATGTCGGGTGGCAGTGGCATGGTGTCTGGTGGCTCTGGTAGTAGCCCGACAAACGGTAGCGTATCGGGTGGATAAACAGTAGGGTACGTGTCGGGAGGGAGATTTAATGTTTCTGGTGGATATGTTTCAATCTCTGGTAGTACGAGGGGTGGTATCTCTGGCATGGCTGGCGGCTCTATTTGTGGTAGAGGAACCGTTGCTGGCGGCTCTGGCATTGTTGGCTCTACTGGGATTGTGGCGATTGTTTGAAGTGTCGTAGTAGTCAAGTTTGGTGGTACATCCACAGTCGTAGAGGGTGCAATAGTAGAAGTGGTCGTCGTTGTAGTCGTGGATGTTGTTGTGGATTCCCATGAGGTTGTTGTCTCCTGAATAGTGGTAGTCGTATCTGGGATAGTGGTATTTGGAACCGTGGTTGTAGTGGTTGTTAATCCATCCCAAAGAGAAAGATTGCTGATAGTTAAGTGCCCTGGCTGGCAGCAAGAGTCTGTCGAGTACTGACGAAACGTAAAGATGTCACTTTCTTGAACAGGTATTGACATTGAACCTGTCGCATTGTTTTGTTGCGTAATCAACGTGTAAACCCCATTGATACCGTACTGTGGTGGGTCGTATGACCACCCGTCATTGGTCTGGTATGTCCAAGTAAAATCTATTGTGTCCACATCCGCAGGGATTGTGGTTTCAATCTTCACCCAATGCGCTTGACCGCTGCAACCACCGTAGTCAGGTCCGTGAAGGGTAATCGAAGTGCCAACTATTTCAACAGAACCGTTGCATGCTTGCGATTGGCTGTATGTCCAGTCTCCTGTAACGTCTGCTTTGGCGGGTTGTGCGAGTAGCGCGAGTATTGCTACTGGAACAAATATCAGCCAGCGTGAGCCACGCACATTTATGCCCAACTAACGTTTCCAGAACCAGCAGTCAACGTAGCCCTTTTATATCCACCAGAAGCAGCCGACTCTGTACCAGTCAAACCAGCACCAATCGTGATAGTGAACGAATCTGCGTAACGCAAGATAACAACACCACTACCACCAGCATTACCTGAACCAGACGAACCTGAACCTGAACCACCACCACCCGTGTTTGCTGTTCCAGCGTTGCCTGTGCCGTCACTACCAGTTCCACCACCGCCGTTACCACCAGCGTTTGTTTGACCGTTGTTACTGTTTGTTCCACCACCACCACCACCACCACGGTAAACAGAAGTTCCAGTGATCGAAGAAGCAAGACCGACACCGCCAGCACCGTTGTTGACTTCGCTGCTACCAGAAGCACCTACACCACCAGCACCACCACCACCGCCACCGCCACTGAGGTTTGTTGACGAGTTATATGAACCACGACCACCCGCATAGCCTTGATTGGCTGTTCCCGAACCACCCGTGAACCATGTGCTATCACCCGAACCAGCACCGCCACCTGAACCGCCAGTAGAACCATTAGCAAGACCAGTAGCACCAGCACCACCAGCAGCCGCAACAACAGTAGAGAAAGTAGAACTTTGAGCAGAACCGCCGACAACAACAGAATAGTTTACGTTAGATGAAACAGTTAACGGTGTCTCAGCACTTGCCCCACCACCAGATGATTCCCCAGAAACAGAGTTACGGTATCCACCAGCACCACCGCCGCCACCTGCGTACCCACTGGCCGTAGCACCACCAGCACCGCCACCACCGATAACAAGATAGTCAACAGTTAACTCACCAACAGGAACCACAGAAGCAAGAATTTGCATTACGCGCTCAAATTGCCAACAGCCATCCAAGTATCCGCAGCAATCTGAACAACAGTTGCCACAGAATACTGACCTGTCAACTTCAACTTGTTACCACTAGAACGAATCGTCACACCACTACCAGCAGTAATTGTTACCTGACCAGCACCAAGTTGCATAATGTTTATTTGGTCGCCAACAGCAAACGCAACAGACGAATTAGGGGGAACGGTCAACGTCGAAGCAGAAGCATTAGTCATCGTCACAGTCTTATGTGCATCCAAAAGAACCGCCGTATAGGAAGTTCCAGTCTGGTTATTAAATGTCATGCCTTTTAGTTGACCTGAGCCAACAGACAATAACGCCAACTTATCCTGAGTTACGTTCGCATCCAAAATCTTTGCGGTAGTAACAGCATTAGAAGCAATACCACCAGCAGCAATCTGACCCCACGCAACACCATTAGTTGCAGAAGAATCAGCCAACAAAGCATAAGTGTTAGTACCAACAGCCAAACGATTCAACGCCGACCCAGAAGTAACCAACAAGTCGCCCTTAGTGGTCAGTTTTGATACAACCTCGTTAGCCTCATCCGCATCATTAGCCGTAAACACCGGATAGATCGCCGCACCCGAAGCATGACTGCTTGCACTCGTATCATCCTGACCCCGAACCAAAGTAAGAGTCGAACCCGAAATAGTTGCACTGCACTTCTCCTCAGTTGAAGCACCTGGATCAATCACCACGTAAAACGAAACACCAGCAGACCCAGGCCAGCCAGTTGTGGCAGCCAAAGAACAGGTCGTATCGGTTGTGTTGATACCTGCCGTGATAGTTGTTGCTACCGCCGAACCTGAATACTGTCGTCGCGTAAAAGCTGCCATAGTAGGGCTATCTTACACTACGCATAATAATGGTACAGGTTCCGTTCCAGTCCCAAGCGTTGTGGTTGTTGGCTGAGTCCACAGGTTGCCAGCGTACATCTTCAACAATCACCGAGTAGGTGTATGCGTTTTCTTGGTAAGTAACAACGCGAGGGTTTTCTACAAGGTCACGCAGATACGACAGTTCTAGGTCTACGTCTACAAAGTATTCAAATCCACGAATGTTTAGGTTGTGGTGAAGCAGTAGTGGTACTGAAAAAATTTGTGAACGCAACGGTGCAGCATACGCCCTACCCAACCAGCGGGTAATAGCAGGTCCGACAGTTGCATCACTAGCAGAACGAGTCAAAGCAAGTCGTGCTTCGGCTTCAAATACTTTGGATTCAAACCCATCAAATGTGGACTCTAATGATCCAGCAACAGATTGTGTGCCAACAGAACGGAAACTACCTGAATCAGCAGCAACAGAAATAGCAACAGTGCCGTTCAACGGTTCGGTGCGCAAGTCCCATTTAGGAATAAACTTTGTGTCTGGCACACCCCAACGATAAATACCTGAATCAATGGTTCCTGACGCAACAAGATCAGTGGCATGCTCACAATAAACACCAAGCCCTGTAACCGTGAACACTGGGCGCGTACCATACAAACTGATCGAAGGAACAGCACCTTGACCTGTGACCATCAAATCTGCTGCCCAAGCAGGCTGGTTAGTGGCAACCTGTGCGCTGATGTCCATACGCCCCAAGCCTGTAGAGGTGGCATCAAGGTTCTTGTATGAGAACCAAACAAACCGACCTTGTGAAGCAAACGCATCCACCTGTCCAACCTCGATCAACGGTCCTACAACAAGGTTGCCGTTGTCATCAGATGACGCAAACCTAAACCCTGTAGTTGTACCAATCAGCACATAGCCTAAATAGGAATCTATTGCTGTGACGATTTCGCCTTCAGGTAGTTCGGCTGCCACAGTTGGTGCATCCAGAGCCGATCCATCTGTTTTGATAGTTGTCTTGTAAATCAACGATGTTTGACCCGCGTACCCTGCCGCATAAATATGGTTTTGTCCACCAGCAAACCCCACCCATGTCCAACTGCTGTTGCCATGAGTAAACAACCCTGCGCCTGGACCACCCGAACTAATAAAGTTGTAGATCGTGGCACCAGCAGCAGCCATCAAACGGCCTTTGGTGTACTTAATTTTAGTGAACGTGTCTGTGCCTGAGATGTATGAACTGAACGCACCCGTAGAGGTGTTGGTTACATGAATACCGTGAGATGCAAAACCAACCCATACGTTGTAACCGTCGCTTGTCATTGAACTAACATTGCCAGCAGGTTCAGAAGTACACGATGTAGGGCTAGCAGTAAGGCTCGTATAGAACGTCACGTTGCCGCCAGAACCCACATACAGGCGTGTGCCAGCAACAATAGATTTTAGGGTTGCAGCAGCATCAGACAAGATTTGAGTGGTGTCTTTCAACAACGACAACTTGCCACGATCCCAAACATTCACACCCTTGTTGGAACGGAAACGGTATGCCTCAGCGTCAGCAGTATCCGAATAGTTTTGACCTGCACCATAATGCCAAGACGACTGTGAACGCCTCCACAAACCCTGCGGGTTGATCGCAGCCTCACCAGGTTCAGCAGATTGGTCAACCGAATCACGAACACGCGCATCAAACTGTCGTGTGAACTCATTGGATTTGGTATCAATCATGTATGGGCGACCGTTGATCGCAACAGGATAAATGTACGGAACAACCTGTGTGGAACCTGTACCAGAATAAAACGCTGGTGTATCCCTAAAAGGAAAACTGTTCTTCGTGATCGTTACAGCCACGGCTACACCCTGATCGTTAGTGGGTACTGTCTCGCAAGTTTTGCTGCTTCAGAAATAATACGATCACGACGCAACCTCAAAATGTTTGTAACTGAATTAGAAATAGAACCAGCAGGAACCTCATCAGATCTACGAGTATCACCCTGTGACTCAATGAAGTTACGTTTCACCTCACGAACAGACAACATGCGAGCCATCACACCCATCTCAACAATGTCTTCCATGCTTATCGGCATCAAACAAACCGACTGAATATCTGAGGCAATAGTAGAAGCACGAACAAATGGGGCTTTGTATCGAACACGCAAAGTACCTGCCATAGACACCTCATCAAAAGTCAAAGCAAACCCTGACGCAAAATCGGATGTAGGCAAATCCCTTGACAAACGCACCCCACGCAACACCGGATAATCGGAAGACAAATAGCGTAACCGCACATCAATCAAGTCAATGATCGTGGTTGCACTTGTCAAGTTAACCTGACGGTCAGCACCGTTGTAATCCACATCAACAGACACGGTACGGAACAAACCATTCAGAGGGCTAGACAAATCATCAATGTCCTGGTTCAACGCTTCCAGCATTTGTGCTTTAGGGAAACGAGGATTTAACGTCACGATTGCGGTAGCAGTATGAGCTGCCGCAGTAGTCCCCAAATAGCCACGCTCAACTGTTACCGATTTAGAACCACTTGACGCTTCCCAAATATAAACCAGTTCGGAATCAATCTCAAACACTGTTCCAGCGCGAAGTCCACCCAAGTCATAGGTCATAACAAAAGAGGTATCCGACGAAGATACAGTTATCGCTAACTTGTTTCGTTCCTCAATAGTTCCCGAAAGAAGTTGGCGATTGACCCGATCCAGTAGTGCGCTGGCGGTTGACATTTACTTCTTTTTCTTGGCCTTCATCATCGGTTTGTCCATCTTCTTGGCCATTTTCTTTGCGTCAGCCTTACCTTTGGCAGTGTAAGGGAATTTCATTTTTCCAACTTTAGGCATAATCGTTCCTTTCAAGGTTTAGAAAAACAGATTACCACACATCAACAATCCCATTTGCGTAACGCCAAAGCCTTCCGAGTCGGTTTACCTTTGCTGTCCTTCAACGGACCTGGCATCCCGCCCATCCTTGCACAAAACGATTTGCGTCGAGCAGCCGCTTTAGGTGACTTTGCTGCTTGCTTCGCTGACACAGGTGGTTTCAGATTCATACCTTGTGCTTTGGCAGATGCACGACCTTTAGCGTTCAGACCGCCAGTAGGGTTCTTACCTTCTTTGCGTTGCCAAGCAGCAGTCTTAGCCACGCTTCTTTGCGGCCTTCATGTTGTCAATCAAATTAGGGTACGGGCGACCAGCAGCTTTAGCCGAAGCCTTCGCAGCAGCCTTCTTCTTTGGGGACAACTTCTTAGATTTTTTTTTAGGGTTTGGTGTATCCCAAACTGCTTTAGGTTTCATCATGCCAATACTCCTGCGTTTAATAGGACATCTCTGACATTTAACACTACACGATGCTTCATTCCTGGTAACAGTTCCACACGATGTTGACCGATGGTGGCTTGCACCCGTTTAGATACCTCAATTTCGCATGTAGGTTCAAACGGTTTCCAAACCCCAGTAGACCTGTTGGTAGTTGGCTGAACGATCTGTAGCACTTGTTCGGCTGCTGTGTCCCAGTTAAACGCTGCTGTTTGTGGGGCTGTCAGGAACGCCTGACGACGGTACTTGTCACGTTTGTTGTATAAGTCTTTGATGGCTTCTGCTAATGCTTCTGCGTCTGGTTCATCCCAGTTGCCCATGTCCTGCCAAACACCTTTAGCGGTCGGGACACTGGTGGTTGGTATGCGATGGGTGGCAAGATCAGCGAACTCTCGATGCCCATGAGCGTTAGACAGGATCGTTGGGATACCCGCTGAGACAGCCTGCAACGGCATGAGACCGAACCCTTCACCACGGGACACCGACACAAACCCATCCATAGAACGAACCAAATCACGTTCCTGTTCAACAGTTAACCATTCACGATGAATTACCACATTCGGGTAATCCAAGTTCTTTGGCGCAGACAGGTGAGGTGGCACAATCTTGATATGCAGTTCAGCGTCAGGTAGCTGCAACTTGTTAAACACTTCCAGTACCACATCTAAGCCTTTGCGATACCACTCCGAACCGCCGCACATGATCCGGAACTTACCATCAGGTTTGTTCTCAGATGGACACCAAACATCACGGTCAACGCCCAACGGGATCATATGAACATTGTCGTGGAATTGGGAGAACAAGTCATAGTTGTGCATAGATGGCACAATGATCGTTTCTATCAGCGGGATGTATTCATAAAACTGTGGTGGCAACCAGTTTGTTTCCCACATGGTTAAAACCGATACACGCTGGTCATCAAACCAACCTGCGATCAGGTTGGGTCGTAACGCAAACATCACAGTTTCGGCACGGTCATCAAGTGTTACCTTTTCCGATAACGCTGTCTTCAACCCTTGCACCATTTTCCCGTAACCGATATGCGGGATGTTTACACCTTCAACACTTAAAAGTCGGGAAGTATCCCTGATTCTGCCTGCCATTTTTCTGTTGCTCTCGATTCCACGTTTGCAGCACCATCAATTTTTCTTGGTTGGATACCGTCTTGACGCAACCGTTTGTATGCGTCTAAGTCCTTTTCTAGCACACGATCCTTTTGTGCGATGGTTGCTGACCGTGAAGAACCTGTACGGGTAGGCATAAGTTCTGCGCTGAATCCGACTGCTGACACTTTGCATCCAAAACAACCCTCAACATCCAGGTCAGGATGTGTCTCTCGATGTTTGATCACGATATGTAACTCCCGTATCCTGCTGCTGTTAACGATGCTACCTCGGTAGCATCCACCTCAATGTCATGCCCACCGTAGTACACCTTTATCACGGTTGACATGTTAGACGGCTGGTTCTCTGTGTATGACAGGTCGGTTAACTGGTACACGTTACGGCCACGCGCTGTTGGTTGGCGATGCCGAGCCAATCTGTTAGCAAGCCGTTGTTCTTCGGACAGACGGTTTCCTTTGATGTCAAAGTCAGCCAATACTGGGGTCACAAAGTTGTCGGTTGGTGTACGAAATATTGCCATCAGGATATGTACGCTCCGAATCCGTCTGCTGTAAGTTCTTCTTGTTCTGCTGCTGTCAAAAAGTGGTCACGGCCACCATGCCAAAGTTTCTTTACTTGACCTAGATCACGTTGGTCAACAATAGTGTAACTGTTGTCGGTCAGCTTGTAAAGGTTTCTTGCTCGAACATTACTTTTAATGTAGGAACCTAACCGGTTGGCTGCGTCAAGATCGTTGAAGTATCCGCCGATATATTGGTAGGTGTATGGCACACGGAAGATGTGCGATTTGTCCCAGTTGGCTAAACCTGTTCCTTCTCCGCTACCTGTGCATGTTCTAAATAGGGCTCTTGCACTAACCGTAGCCGATGTTCCCTCGCCTTGACCCGACGCCGTACGGAGAAGCGTGACGACCCGTGACGCTGTTTGTGTGCCTGTGCCTGTGCCTGTAGCAGTGCGTGGTGCAACATGTAGTCCGAGTGTAGTGGCTGTTCCTACGCCTGCACCTGTGGCTGTGCGTACTTTGACAATTATTCGGTCTGCGGTTTGTGTTCCTGTGCCACTGCCTGTGGCTGTTCTGACTGGGTTGATGTTCCATTCGGCGGTGTCTGCGGCTGTGACTGTTCCTGAGCCGAAGGCTGTGCGTAGTATGCCGAGAACGATGCTGTTGTTGGATGTGCCTGTTCCTGTGCCTGTGGCTGTGGCGGTGAGGATGCTAAAAAAGTTTTGGGTGGCTGTTTGTGTGCCGAGTCCCGAACCTGTGGCGGTGCGTTCGATTGCTGACTGGTTGTAGATTGCCCCTGCTTGGTTGTAGAGGAATCCTGCTTGGTTGTAGGTAGTCATGGCGTGTTAGCCGAGTAGGAGTTGTGCTTCTTCAGCGGTGATTCCTAGACGGGCAAGTAGTGCGGTACGGGCTGCAACCTTTGCTGTTGCTTCGTCATCAATATCTTGTTGAACTGATGCCCACAGACCGTCAAGGGTTTCTTGGCTTGGCTTCTCACCATCGCTATGCCAAACAAGAGTTGCATAATCATTGTTGCTGATAGACCATTCTTTGCCTGTGTAACGGCGTGTCAAGATTGCTGCGTAATCGGTCATGCCGCTATCTCCATCAAAATCATGACACTTGTTGTACCTGCAAAGTTTATTGTTGCCGTGCCACCATCAACCCTAAAACCAGAGGTGTAGGTAGTAGCAGATGTTGTGTTCGGACTATCTAAAAATAGCATTGAAATTATGTCGTAGTTTTCGGCTGAAACTACTGGAATTAAACCAAAAGATGTAAGAGAACCTGTTGCTAAATTAGTTCCAGCAACGGTTCCGCGAAAAAGAGTATTTATTTGAGTGGTGCTAGTGGTAACTTGTTTACAGTTTTGCATTGTTGTAATCAACACCTTGCTAGTTGCACTTGACGGAGTGATAGAGGCACTCAGACCAGAAGTAACAAAACTTGTACTGGTTGTGGTGACAGCAGTTGAAGTTGTTGCTTGCACAACTTGTAGCACTTTTCCACTTGGAGCCGCCCATGCTGTGCCGTTCCACACCAACGCCTGTGACACAGTGGTGTCGTAAATCATTTGACCTGTGTACGGTGACGCAGGGCGAGTGGCAGTAGTACACACACCAGGCTTAATCAACGATTGCGCACCCAACACAGTGGACAACGGCATTACAAACCTCCCAAGTTATTCATTGTACGCATACACACGATAAGTCCCAGTAAGGGTTCCAGCAGAAGAAATAATTGTAAAAGAATCAAACTGGGCAGTGTTGTAAACACCAAGATTTATTGCTCGACTTTGATATGCGGTAGCAGTATCAAGATATATTAGGTTCCCCATAGCAGCACATGGACCCGCAACTTGTGGGTCAATAAAATCAAGTGTCAAAGTATAAAGATACACAGTCGCATCCATCGTTCCCATATCAAATGAGGTTTGATTGGCAATACCTACAGCCGTTGGATTTCCTGGTGAATACTGCGAATAGATTGCACTTGTATTGTTGGTTCCCGATGTACGAAAACGACCAGTAAGGGTTGTGTCTGCTGTTGCAGCCCTGATAGTAATTATCGCACGGTAGTTTTTATAAGTGCTAGTAAAAGTGTTTGTATCAAAAGTAATTGCACTCGCAGTGGTAAACGTATTTGATGTTTGGGGAATTGTGACAAGACCGCCAACACCAATCCACGATGTACCGTTGTATACCTTCAACGAATCTGTATCAGTCTCCGAAATAACCTGACCATCAAACGGAACTGTAGGTCGATTAGTTGACGTTGTAACCCCAGGTTTAATACCTTGTGTAGTAGCAGAAATTGTCATGCAATCACCAAACTTCCAGACGACGTAAAAGTACGAACAGTAAAATTTTGGAAAGTAGTCGAAGTACCACCAGTAACAGTAAGACCTGCTGCGGCATTAGTTAAATACCTCACAACGACAATGCCCGAACCCCCAGCACCACCGTTTGCATAGTCACCACCACCACCACCACCACCGCCAGTGTTTGCTGTAGCAGCACCGCCAGTACCAGAGTTAGCACCATCTCCACCTCCGCCAACACCACCAAAACCAGGAATGGTTCCACCACCACCAGAACCTCCGCCAGCATAATGTGTAGAAGTACCAGAAATGTTTGAAACAATACCAGGACCACCAAAACCAGCACCAGTATCAAGACCACCAAACCCTGGTCCTCCAGCACCACCACCACCACCGCCAGGGGCTTGCAAAGAATGTCCACCGCGATTTCCTTGACCTGCGGTTCCCGCACCACCACGAACCAAATATCCGCCACCACCACCTGAACCACCCGAAGCACCAACACCCTGCAAACCACCACCAGCACCACCGCCAGTAGCAGTAACAGAAGAAAATACAGAGTTTGAACCATTCACGGCAGTAGACCCACCAGAGTTTCCAGCACCACCGCCAGTTCCACCTGCACCGCCAGCACCAACAGTAACCGTATATGTTCCCACTGGGCAGGGAAGCGTTCCAAACAAAACACCCCCACCACCACCACCACCACCAACTCGATAACCTGCGCCACCTCCGCCAGCAACAACCAAATACTCAACCGACAACACAGGAATATTTAAAATCCCGTTAGACCATCCAGTAGACAAATAAGTTCTTAAAACATTTGTATCAGTTTCAAAAACAATTTGACCAACATACGGTGAACTAGGGCGAGTTGTACTAGTGCAAACACCAGGCTTCAACGAACCAATACCGTAAGCAGATTCCAAACCCATAACTAGTTGGTCTTATCCCAACCAACAACAGTCACATTTACCTTGCTCGCCGTATCCGACAAACCCTGCAAAGTCTCAGTAGTCAACAACACCAAAGCCGTATCCCAAACCATCACATCATTCGCACCAATCGGCAACGCAGACATAATACGATTAGACGCAGTAGCCGCCGAACCAATAGCCAAAGTCACAGTACGGTCAACCGTATCCGTATTAGCAATAATAATTTGCTTCACCACAAACGTATGCCCAGAAGTCACCGTAACCAAAGTTGTAGTCGACGTACCCAACTGGGTCGGCGCACACAACCGTGCCTCAACTCTGTCACCTGATGCCATATTAAACTCCTATATCCATAATAATAATCGCTGCCAAAACATCACTATTCAACGGCTTGTTAACCTTGTAATCCAACGAAGTTGTCACAGCCGAACTAGTCACACCAACCTTAACCTGCAACGCCTCAATCGCATCGTTCGCATCAGCATGCTGGTCAGCATGAGAAGGACTTGTTAAAACATCCGTCGAAAGCGGATTAGTCAACGCATCAAGCGAAGTGGGAAAACCTGTTGCCATTAAAGGCTACCCAACTAGTCGAGCGACAGTGTAAGCGAAGTGATTTGAAAAGTATCGCCAGCAGTCACAGCCGCAGAAGTAGCCAAAGCCCCAGACCACAAAGCATTACCCGCAGAAACATCATCCCACATAGACCAATGCGAATACGTTTCCGTAGTAGAAACATTAGTCCACTCCATCGTTGCTGAAGTAACAATCGCACCCGAAGCAGCCGAAGCCCACGAAGCAGACTTACGAGTAGCCTCAACAGCCGCATTAGAAGTAGCAGCCTCACCAGGGTCACCCAAATGCAGTTTCACATACACAGTCGTTGGCATAGTCCACGCAGTCTTACCAGTCGTGTGTTCCAGAATTTTCAATTCTGCATAGTTAGAAATAGACATACAAACCTTTCGACAAAAACATCATACACCAAACAAAAAAGTGGGGCGGCCGAGGTCGAGGGGAACCAGGGCCGCCCCACACTTTGGGGTAACTAACGCAACTTATTAGGAAGCGTTTGCACCAATGCTTGATGCGCCTTCAATACGACGCAACGAGGCTTCGCGGAAGCGACCGTAGCCACCCAACCAGTACCAACCGATTGGATTGAAACGGAGCAAACTGTCCACGACAGGACCACGAACAACCTTTGGAACAACACCGTTGCCATCGATTGCTGAGTAAGCCTTAGCCAAAGCCTGACGGCCCATGATCAAAGTGCTGTAAACGTCAATGGTTCCAGTTGTGCTGGTTCCGTTTGATGCGTTGGCATTCAATGGTGCGCGTGGTGTCTCAATGAAACGAACCGACTCAAAAGTGCCGATTTCGCCATTGTAGATACCTGCTGTGTCCACGTTAACGTGAGGTGC